ATGTTCCATCAATCCACCACCTAAAATACATCTGTTACATTACTACAAATCTCAAAAATTGTCAAGACCTTTGGCGAACAAGTTCGTACATTAATATTGCCGCCGCAACTCCCGCATTTAGCGATTCGGCTTTTCCCAAAATCGGAATTTTAACGCATTGACACATTTTCTGAACATCTTCCGATATTCCGTTTGCCTCGTTTCCTACTATTATAATAGTAGGTTTTTTCATATCCGTACTGCGGTAATCTATTGTATTGTCACCAAGTGCACCGCCGATAAGCTGAAAACCGCTGTTTTTGTATTCGCTGAGTTTTTCATATGACACACCTGTCACAACTCTCATATTGAAAAATGAACCCATACTTGAACGCACCGTTTTCGGACTGTACAAATCAACGCACCCATCCGACAACAACACTCCGTCAAATCCTGCCGCATCAGCCGTTCTGATTATCGTTCCGAGATTACCCGGGTCATTTATACAGTCGCAATATATATATGATTTTTCCGTGTCGGGTGTAAAATCTGTTTCATCTTCGATTTTCACAACCGCAAGTATGCCCTGCGGTGCTTTTGTATCGCACATTTTCATAAATACGTTGTCTTGTACCTTGTATAATGAAATATCTTTCGGATATTTGAATTTTTCGTTTTCAAAAAAACTGTCCGATACATATAATGCGGTTATCTCCCTTTCGGAATTTAATGCATCCGATACCGATTTTATTCCTTCTATTGTATACTCACCGTATTTCTGCCTTGATTTTTTCTGCGAAAGTGATTTTACATATTTACATTTATTGTTTGATGAAGAAGTAATCTCTAACATAAATCATTTCCTTATCTATTCTATATAAGTATTTTCAACTAATTATATACCCTTTTTTTGAAATTGGCAACAATTAATTTAAGTAACAAAAAAATTTCGTGCAACGTATTATACCATAAGAACTTTTAAGGAGATGATTTTAGTGGAAACAAATGTACTGTTCGCACTGTCACTGACGATTATGGCAGGACTTGCAACCGGAATCGGCAGTATAATAGCATTGTTTGCAAAAACCACAAATACAAAGTTTCTCGCCGGCTCGCTCGGATTTTCAGCCGGAGTAATGATATACGTTTCAATGATTGAAATTTTTCAGAAGTCACGTACATATATTGCGTCAGCTACAAATGACACTGTGGGATATTATATCGCGGTAGTATCATTCTTTGTCGGAATACTTCTTATCGGACTTATAGACTACTTTGTGCCGTCAACAGAGGGTGATATAGGTAATCTGACCGAAAACGAAACCCGCTCGATTGCCCTAAAACGTATGGGATTTATGACCGCCCTCGCAATCGGCATACATAACTTCCCCGAAGGCCTCGCAACTTTCACCTCCGCCCTAAAAGACCCCCATCTCGGGCTTGCCATAGCTGTATAGATAACAACAAGATACCCAACCAAAAAAGAACATAAGTATTTTGCCTATGTTCTTTTCTAATTATATACACATACTATTTATCACGAACTTCAAAAATTAAATCTCCTGGCTTTATATGCTCTGTATTTTTATCATTTTTTGATATTATATGTATTTGGGGTTGACTCTCTATTGCTTTTTCAGTTTCTGATATTCTTTTTACTAATTCCCTAAGTTCTTCTTGTGTTGTTTCTTTTGTGAGTTTTATTATAGCGTATGAATCCAATCCATTATGTATAATTTGAGCTTGTTGTATGTTTGAATCTTTTACTTGTTGTATCTTGTTTGAATTAGCTACCATAATGCATTTAATTCCTATACCGCCTAAAACCACCCCACAAATTCCGACTATACTATTAATAATTCCTATTACATCTGAAATGCTCATATATTTATTTTCCCCTTTATAATCTCAATATATGTCTTTGATTTTATATTATCATAAAATTAGGAGTTTTTCAAGAACTAAAACAAAATAAGGGTGGCATTACACCACCCTCAAAACTACTTATTATACATACCACATCTGTGCTCACGACAAATTGTCCTTAAATCTTTGTAGGATAAACCTAAACGACCTTGCTCATCTCCAACTAATGCACCGTAATCCATAGCCGCTTGCACGGCTTTTCTTGCCCAATCGGGCATATTGTCGTCCACATAATCGTAAATCATTGTTGTTTGTACTACAGCGACCAACTGTCTGTTGACATCTTGTAAATCAGCGATTTTTGCCGCTTGTGCGTTAATTAAATCTTTTAGTTCATTGTACTGTGACATAGTTAAATCCTCACTTCCTGTTAATCTTTTCTTAAAATTATCCCACAGCTCCGGCTGACGTACAAAAGGTTCGGGACACTTCTTGTCCCACACATCATAGTGTCGTAATACGTTTTCTACCGGCACACCGTATTTATTCATCAAATACCGTGTTAATTTAATTGTCTGTTCCACAATCCCGTCACGAATATAGTATTTACCGTCCGCACCGATACGACTACACATTTCAATCGAAATACTGTTCATATTCCTGCAATACGGGTGTTTGTAATTTTTTGTACCACCGACAGCCCACGCCGCCCATTTATCGGGTACAGATTGATATATACCGTCATCACCGATAAAATAATGTGCAGACGCACCACGATTTGCACCGCTGAAATAATTGCAGTTGTTCAATGCCGTATCGCCGTTATTTGACGTAAAATGAATGACGATATATTTAATATCGCCATTCCTGTATGTGTAGCAATTAGACGTGTGGCACTGCGGACCCTGTTTGATTTGAATATCCATACTTATTCCTCCGTATCATCTTCGCCACGTAATTGCAACAATATATCTTTCAACTTTTGTGGCATTCGCGGGTAAATCACCGCCACATTTTCCAACACGCTTATACCCTCATTGGCTATGTAAAACATAATGACAATCTCACGAATTGCGACGTTATCGCCTGTAATCTGTTGCAGAACATTTGAAAGTGCTACTATAATTAATATAGTAATCTTTTTGAGTAATCCTTTAAACCCAATCTCACTCGACATTGTTTTCGTGTAAATCGCCTTGATAATACCCGTCAAATAGTCCAACACCATTATCACTAACAACGCCCATAGGATGCTGTCCCACTTACCGAATAGGGCGGCAAAAAAACCACCCACAATTCCTATAACCGTACTTGTCCAATTAAAAATCTTATCCATAAATTATTCCTCCATCATTTGCATTAATTCTTTGTATTCATCATCAGTAATACGTTCTGCAAGAAGAAACACGTCAAGTTTATCCTTCATCGAATTCTTATCATATCTACCGCTTGCAATTATTTTTTTACAATATCCATATGTCATTGCTATTTCCTCCTATTTATAATCCTAATTCCATCTTAGACATTCTGTAGTCCATATCAAGATTAAATTCATCCTGTGCTTGTGGCAAAGACGCTTCATATGCTTCTTTACTGCCGTATGAAGCAATTTCATTAATTTCTTTGTTAAAATCTTGAGTTTTCACTTCAAGACCACTCATATAGGAATACTGTTCATTATCAAGCTTTACCTTTGATATAAGTTCCAAAAGTTTATGCTTTGGTATAATTTGAGTTTCTAATTCAATTAACCTATCATCATTTACATAATAGTCTTTATCTACAAACTCTTTTTTGTCAATATCTTTGTAGTGACGTATAACTAATTTATAGCTATTTAAACATATTTGATTATTTATTATCGAAAAATTATCAATTATATCCATTATGTCCCCCTTATCCCGTAATCATTGTTCCTGTATTAACACTCCCTGTCGGAAATGATGTATAGGATTGTGAATACTGCATTGCATTGCCTATAAACTGTACTTTATTTGAATTAAAATTCATTTCAGAACGTCCAATAAAAGTATTTCCTATCATTTGAGTTGGGCAAAGTATTTGGAGCTTGTAATTCTCGGACGAATTAACACCAGTAACCGTATTTATGAAAAAACAACCTTCAATTTTACCAAAAGTCAAATATGTACTTGCCGTATAATTGATAGTGCAATCTCTTAATGAACATAACTTTTGCTCTGTGTTTGTGGTGTAGTGACATAATGAATGATTTCTATTTTTCAGAGTAATATCACACTCATCAATAGTCACTTTCCCGTTTATAAAATTTGTTCTACCATTACCTTGTCCCGTTAGTTTACTATTTCGTATATATCCTGTTACGTTAGTGTTATAAATAAAGTTTAAATCATCACCACCTGCACTTTGCGTTGACGAACACTCATTCTGCAATGATACGGAGCTGTCATCTATCTCTATTTTGGTACAATCAATACCGCAATAGCATATATAACTTGAGCTACTTCTAATCCAAAAGTCAATACTACTTCCATTTTTCATTTTAAACAAACCAGATGACTTAATAGGTGTACTTCCCAAACTCTGTGCCGTAGTAACATCTAATCTTGAATACGCATTATCGAAATATATATTAGTCGCCTCGATACATAATTGTGGCATTAGCTCCATTCCAATATTCTCAAAATATAATGGATATGAAGCTTTTGAGTCAGAAGAACTGCTCCGTGAAGTTATGATACCATTATTACTAAAATTTAATTTAGGTACATCAGTTGCTTGCTCACCAAACAGCTTATCAGCGTGATTACCTCCGTACATATAAATAGGAGCGTCTATTGAATATTTACCTCTTTTTAAAATTATCCTCGAACCATTTCTCGAAGCATTTATAGCCTCTTGTATTACCTCAACATCAGACTTTCCGTCAATTCCACACATAAAATCAACATCATTTATTGAAGGAGGTATTCTGTAACCGTCAACATTAATTGTACCTACTACTATATTGCTGTGGTCGATTTTTCTTTTTTCGAGGATACTTACCCATTCTGTACCGTCATATATAAATTCAACAATTTCACCTGCTTCCCAAGTATTTGGGTATTGTTTGTCTGTGGAGTTGCTACCACCACCATTATAACCCTTAAAAACACCGTACCCCTTGTATCTGATACTTTTAGCACCTGTATTATTTACATTTAGAGTGGCTTTTGTTGTTGAGTCGTGTGCATATGTAAATTTGATAAACACACGCACACCTGTAACAAGTTTAAAATTCGTTATGGAAACTGTTTTTGCTACTGTACTTCCACTTGTATTGCATACCGCATAAGGTGGTTGTTGCCATACAGGAGCACCACTACCATTACTAATCAAATTATACCCTGCCGTTCCCACACTCGTTGGTGCATACCACGACTTGCTTGCCGTTGCCGAACCGTTATAGCTTGATGATAAACCATTCATTGTCAATGTAAGTGAATTGGGATTTTGCATTGATGTAGGCTTGTTGGATAGGTCTGTGTATGACCCCGTAAACGCCACTGTTTTTAGGTCAGTAAAAAACTTTTTTATTTTGCCGAACAATGTACTCAGCGTTTCACCGGAAGTTATATTAACTCGTGTGCTTGCCTCTGTAAATGTCGGTTGTTGCAAATTCTTATCCGCCTCTGTTCTTGCGGTTTCTTCGTTTGACAGTTTTGACTGAATTTCAGTAATGCACTTACTTACCAAACTCCAAAACCAATTAAAAACATTTGCCGACGGTTTATATCCGGCTTTAAATCCGTCATTTTTCAGACTATCGCTCGGCTCGGTGCCTGTATTCTTCCATTCGGGCAAACTATTATTAAAATTCATACATTTATTCTCCCCTCTTAAATATTTCCTAAGTAACCGCCGTGACCGTTACCATCGGCAAATCCTGTTTCAATGTTATAGTCATTTTCGTGGTCGGCAAATTCAAATGTTCCGCTATATTCATACGCATATAATACCGACAAATGTGCCGGTTTCAGATCCTCGATAATATTCTTAATCACACTTTCCGGCACATTCGGTTGATGAAAAGTCACAGTAAAACTGTAATTCTTAATATCTTCGGTTATATCAACCAATACACCGTAACTCTCAATTACCGCCCGCAAATTCGCCTTTGTTGAGGTTTGCGACCCTCTCATTCTTATTTTAATAAGGCTCTTTCGTGCCTCAAGGGTATTGCCGATTTCTGATATACCCAAACTTTTTTCATATTCTCTTACGGCATCTTCATCGGCACTGTCAATAAATCTGTTTTTCATAAACATTTC